GTGCAGCCGCAGCCGCCAAAGACCTCTCAAAGCTTCTCCGTAAGATTAAAGGGACATTCAAAGAGATTGTCCTTGTGTTCGATAAGGATGATGCAGGGGAAGCCGCGGTTACGGAGATTATGCAAATTATTCCGTCTGCCTTGGCTGCTACGTTGCCTTGTAAGGATGCTAATGAATGCCTGATTCGTGGCTTCTCTAAGGCTCTGAAAGAAGCTGTTGTGTTCCGTTCTGAGAAGCCTAAAAACTCACGTATTGTTTCAGGGAGTAGCCTACATGAGGCAAGCAAGGAAGCTGCCCAGTACGGGGCTTCGTGGCCGTGGGAACACATTACGAAGGCGACTCGCGGTATTCGCTTCGGCGAGACGATTTACATTGGTGCTGGTCAGAAACAAGGCAAGAGTGAGGTGGTCAACACCCTTGCTGCTCACTTCATTCAACAGCATGGATGGAAGGTATTTCTCTGTAAGCCGGAAGAATCGAACAAGAAAACTTATAAGCTTGTCGCGGGAAAAGTTGTTGGCAAAGTATTTCATGATCCGGAAATTAAGTTCGATGAGAAAGCCTATGATGAAGCTGGCAAGATATTGGATGAAAAGCTCTTCATGCTTGACCTCTACCAACACGTAGATTTTAGTACGTTGAAGGGGGATATTAAGCAAGCAGCCTTGGACGGATGCAAGGCCGTGATGATTGACCCCATCACTAATTTCACAAATGGTATGGACGCTGCCTCCGCCAATACAAAGCTTCAGGAAATCGCACAAGAGCTTGCAGCTATGGCTCTGGATTTGGATATTGTAGTGTTCGTGTTTTGCCATCTAAGAAACCCCGATCAAGGTCCACCCCATGAAAGAGGAGGAGAGGTGATGAGCCATCAATTCGCTGGTAGCCGTGCTATGGCACGCTCTTGCAACTTGATGATTGGTCTTGAAGGCAACCGTGACCCTAACCTGCCGATCGAAGAGAAGAATGTAAGGCATCTTGTACTTCTCGAAGATCGAGAAAATGGCGAGACTGGAAGGTTCGGACTGTACTGGGACAAGGAGACGGGACTCTTCAATGAGATGCGTATGTAACAAATGACACGGAGAAAGAGTAATTACAGTATCAACAACAGGAGATACTATGGTTACTAAAGAGCGTGTTAATGAGTTGCTAAGTTATGACGAAGAAACAGGAGAGCTTATTTGGAAAGTTTCTAGAGGTTCAGTGAAAGCTGGAGCCTCCCTAGGAACTTCACACTCTTGTGGATACGTCAGAGCAAGGATTGATGGTGAGTTGTTTTATGCACATAGATTGATTGTACTGATGAAAACAGGGAAGTGGCCTGAAGAGGTCGATCACATTGACGGGGACACCTCTAATAACCGATGGAATAATCTTCGGGTAGCTACCCATCAAGAGAATCTTAGAAGTACAAAAATCCGTTCCGATAATAAGACAGGTTTTAAGGGCGTGTCTCTGAATAAGAATGGTAGGTTTGTAGCGCAAGCTAAAGTGAACGGAAAGCAAACGTATTTCGGACTCTTTGACACTCCGGAAGAAGCTGCCGAAGTTATTAGAAACGTTCGTGAAGAACACTATGGAGCATTTGCAAGACATGAGTAAAACCGTACGGTATTCACCAGATACACATACGAAAGAGAATGAACGTCGTCACCTGAAGCGTAAGCTTAAGCAGGAACGTACAGTTAAGCTAAATCGAAAGAAACTGGAGCAGGATGAACGAGACTATCGATGAACACTACCGTAAGAACTTTAACAACCTCGTTAAGAAACTATCTTATAGGGCGGGTACTGAATGGGATGCAGCGGATGCAATCCATGATGCCTATGAGCGAGCACTTAAGTATTTTCCTTCTTTCAATCCTGATAAGAGCCCATTCAATCTTTGGTTCAGCCGTATCCTCAGTAATGCACTGAAGGATCAATATGCTAAGAACATGGGACGCTATAACGATCTTGAATTTGATGAAGAGATTGTAGACGGTACACCCTGTGAGCATGTTCCCCGTAAGATGAAGGAAGAGATTGAGGCACGTATTGATAATCGAAAGCCTCACATCTCCGAGATTCTTACTCTCTATTTCGTCAATGGCTACACAGCAAGAGATATCTCCCGAATGGTGGAAAGCTCTCATGTAGCTGTTAATCAAACCATCTTCCGGTTCCGAGAGGAACTACGAAAGGATTATAAATGACCGTCTATATTGTTGTACGTCAATGTCGAGACAATGCATTCATTTGGGCGGCATTCGATAACGTTGAGAAAGCCGACAGCTACATTGACGAACAGGAAGAGCGAGGGTTTCAAGGCTTCTACATTAAGGAGCTTGCCGTGAATGAAGGTTAATGTGTTCGACCTAGAGGCTAACAATCTCTATCCTGCTGTTGATAAAATCTGGTGTGGCGCCTTTAGCAACTTAGAAGGTTCTGAGAAGATATCCTTCGGGCCTGACCAGCTAGATTTGATGATAGCGTATATGGACGGCTGTGATGTTCTAATCGGTCATAACGTAATCGGCTATGACTTCCCTACACTAAAGAAGGTTTTGCGCTATGAATTCAAGGGTAAAGTTGTCGATACGCTCATTATGTCCCGACTTCTCAATCCAAAACGACTTCTGCCAGCTAATGCCACAAACCGAGCAGCCGGACCACATTCTATTTATGCATGGGGAGTACGTGTTGGTGTGGATAAACCGGAACATAATGACTGGACTAACTATAGTGCAGACATGCTCCACCGCTGTACAGAAGACGTGGAAATTAACCGACTGGTCTATCTCCGGTTAATAGAAGAAGCTGAGAAATCTGGAGGACGATGGAAAGAAGCCTTTCTCCTTTCGTTCAAGCTATTCCAGAACTTGCAGGAACAAGAGGAATATGGCTGGTACATGGATCAACAAGCCATGCACGACAACATAGCCACCCTCACTAAGATGATGCAGGACATTGATGATGAAGTGATTCCCCAACTTCCTTATGTCGTGGAGGTGTTAGAAACTAAGACGCAAGGAGAATACAATTACGTTCGTAAGCCTTATCTCAAAAGCGGTAAGCTCAATCGATTCATTGACGAGTATTTTGCAGAGAGCGTTTGGCATAACTCTGTGGCTGGCCCCTTTACTCGGATTATGTTTCGTCGTGTTGACATAAACTCCCGTAACGAAACTGTTGCCTTCCTTCTGGCTGAAGGATGGGAACCATTGGAATGGAACTATAACGATGAGCGTGAAAGAACGAGTCCAAAGCTTAGTAAGGACGACCCATTCGAAGGCATTGAGGGAAACGTTGGAAAGCTTGTCGCAAAGCGTGTTCAATGTAGACATAGGCGCTCTCTCGTTGAAGGACTATTCGAACTATTGCGAGAAGACGGAAGAATTGCTTCGTCTATTGCAGGCGTGGCAGTTACTGGGCGAATGCAGCACAGAGGCATTGTCAACATCCCCGCAGCCAAAAGCTTTTTCGGTGCGGAACTTAGACGGATGTTCTCCTGCCCAGTGGGAAAAGTACTTGTCTCAACTGACTCCGACGGAAATCAAGTAAGACAACTTTGTGCCCGGATGAACGATCCGGATTATACATTTGCAGTGGTTAATGGTGATAAAGATGATGGTACTGACATTCATTCGGTCAACATGCGGGCTGCTCAACTCCCAGATCGAGACTCTGCGAAAACATTTTTCTATGGATTCTTGTTCGGAGCAGGAGATGGAAAGATTGGAAAGATCGTTAAGTCAAATGCTGCTAGAGGTAAACAGCTTAAAGAAGACTTTCTATCCGGACTCCCAGCACTTAAAAGTTTGCTGGAACGACTTAGGGCAGAGTGGAGGAAAACAGCAAGGCGTAAATACAATCCCCGGTTCAACGACTGGGAATACTTCGACGGAATTATCACAGGTTTGGATGGACGCCCTATCAAGATTGGTTCCGAACATCAAATACTAGTTTATCTTCTCCAATCGGATGAGGCAATCCATATGAGCGGCGCTTATAACATGATGGTTGCCCAACTGAAGAAGAAGTATCGCTACGGCAACCGCCCTGATTCTCAGGTATGTGCCGTCTGTTTTTACCACGACGAGGCATCCTTCGAGTGCGACGAGGACATTGCTGAAGATGTTAAACGTATTTGCGAGAAGGCAATCACGGACGCTGGTAAATTTTTTAACATATCTTGTCCTCATGTGGGGAATGGAAAAATAGGGAAGTCATGGTACGACGTGCATTGACGATTGAAAAAGAAGGAGATTGCTTGGTTGTAACCTCCCACACACCGAATAAGGATGGATACATTCGGATGTTTAAGGGAAAAGATGCGCAACCTCGGTGTGAATTTTATCATCGAACAGTTTGGCAAAACGTAGTAGGACCTATCCCTGAGGGATACGAAGTAGATCATAAATGCCGAAATCGCAGGTGTTGCAACATCGAACATCTTCAGTTACTTACTCGGTCGGAACATAAAACCAAGACCAACAAAGAACGGTACGAAGATCGTATCGAAGGCGTCTGTTTCGCACTTCAGGAAGGTTATCCAATTAAAGCTATTGCTGAGGCATTTGGTGTGAGTTGTCACGCCGTGCGTTGGCACAAACGGAGAATGAACATTGGCACTTAATGCAGGCAAGATCAAAGGAAATGCAGCACCGCAGGAACGTGTAGCTCAGCCGGATATGGAACCGGGCACCTACCCCGTTCGTCTGGTGCAAGTGATTGATATGGGTTTGCAGCAACAACGAGCATGGCAAGGGGAAGCAAAGCCTCCTGCACAAGATGTTATGTTGACGTATGAATTCGTTGATGTGTTTATGGTGGATAAGGACGGCAAGGAGCTTGAGGATAAGCCCCGTTGGCAGAGCGAGACAATCAACCTTCGTAGCTTCAAGGCTGACCTTGCAACCTCCACTAAGCGTATTAAGGCGCTTGACCCGAAGGATGTGCACGAAGGTAATCTAGCTGCTCTTGTCGGCGCTCCTGCTATGGCTACAATCACCGTAAGTAAGAAGGGTGATAAGACGTATGTGAATATCCGTGGTCTCACCCCAATGCGTGACCGTGACGTTGCTAAGCTTCCTGAGCTTGTCAATCCGACGAAGGTGTTTGACTTGGAAGAGCCTGACTTGCAAGTGTTTGAAAGTCTTCCTGAGTGGCTCCGAGAAAAGATTAAGGGGAATTTGAAATATGAAGGCAGCAAGCTTCAGGCACTCCTTGGTGAAGGAGGCAAAGCGCCCAAGGCCGATGAAAAGGTTGCTGGGCCTGTGGACGAGGAAGCAGAGGAAGATGATGATGCACAAGCCGATTTCCTCGGGGAGGACAGCGCTCCTTGGTAAAGTGTCATATTGACGCCGACATTCTAGCTTATGAGATTGGGTTTGCTTCCGAGGCTTCTTGGAAGCATTCCCATCCCGAAGCAAGCTTAGAATGGTTGATTGATAATCCAGCCCCTTGGGAGGTTGCTGAAGAGCAGCTTCTCAATAAGATTGCTCACATTGAAGATGTATGTGAAGCAACAGAACCTTCCTTGCTCTTCTTCACCGGTAAGACAAACTTCCGGAATGAAATAGCAACCTCTCAGCAATACAAATCCCGAGCCAGTCATAAGCCCTACCACTATGCGAATGTGAAAGCATTCCTGAAGGGGCTTTACCCTTTCCGAGAAATGGAAGGCTTGGAAGCTGATGACTTGCTTGCTCTATTTCAGACGGAAAACACAATCATCTGTAGCCGAGATAAAGACTTGCTACAAACCGATGGCTGGCACTTCCAATGGGAGCTTAATCAGCAGCCTCAGTTTGGTCCGTATAAGGTTGATTCTTACGGACATATTGAAGTGAGGAAGGGTGCTCTGAAGGGATGGGGGATGAAGTTTTTCCTCGGCCAATGCATCACAGGGGACATTACTGATTCTATTCCCGGCCTTCCTAAGAAGGGGCCTGTAGCAGCCCTCAAGGTGCTAGAAGCTACTACCTCATATGCCGAAGGACTAGAGGCTGTCAGAGAGGCTTACAAGCCCTTTGGTGGGGATGAATACCTGCTAGAGCAGGGTAGGTTGCTATATATGACCCGAGAGCTTCATCCGGATGGTAGGCCTGTTCTATGGGAGATGTGAAACGCAATGGAGGAAACTGGACCGAAGCCAGATTTAACAGCTTCGTTAAGAGCGCTCTTAGAGCAGCATCTAGACGATGGCCGCCGAAGTACGAATGCCTTAGTAGCGCTTATGTGGGAACCAA